CGAAGGCGGAATAGATCGCGTCCTTGGCCTCGGCCAGCATCTTGTCGGCCAGCGTCCGCGACAGATCGGGGGACAGCTGATCGGGGGACTTGCCCAGCTGGGGGTGCATCCCGGCGCCGACAGCCTGCGCAACGCCCTCCACCACGATTGCCGATCCGCGCCGCCCGATGAATGAACGCCGCAGCGCGTCCATGTCGTCGGCTGATCCCTCTGGCATGGGCACGATCTGCGAACCGATGGGCGCATTGCGGAACGTGTCGCGCAGGGCGGTTTCAACCTCGGCCAGAAGCTCGGCGGAAAGCTGCGACCGCCGCAAGGGGGCCGTCCCCACCCACGGCATGACGGCATCGGACCCGATGCGGAAGTGCAGGACTTCACCAGCCAGCACAGTTTCAGAGCGCCCGCCGCCCGCCTCGGAGACTTGCAGCCGGTAGGCCCTCGGGTCGCCGTTGCGCGTCGTCACGTCCCAGTCAGAGGCCGGGATAAGCCGATCCGCGATCAGAAACACCGCCTCGCCCCGAAGGGCCAAGGATCGCGCCGTGAGCGCCATTGCGCGCCGGGTCAACAGGTCGGTGCCCTTTACATCGGCCAGCGCCAGCCCGCTTTCCCAGAGGGTAACGCAGGACTGCACAGCCGCCGTCAACTCGCCCAGGCCAGAGGCCCCGGCGATATGCGCCTGACGTGCCGCCATGATCAGGCCGGTGTAGCCGGTGGAGCGGGTTTCGATAGGCTTGCGCCGGAACAGGTTCAGAATGCCCATGTCAGAGCCTCCAGCGGTTAAGGGGGTGAGTAACGTTGAAGTCGGCAACGTTACCCCATGCCCGCGCCTCGATCTGGGCTTGCGGATAGGCAGGGACAGTCACCGCCGACAGCTCGAACAGCGCCGCCCGCGTGATGGTGCGCAGAAGGCCCGCCCCGCGTTGCTCGATCCGTTCCCCGCCCGGCTGGACGCGGAAGCCCGGAGACAAGCCCCGGATCAGCCCCGCCGCATGGGCCGCAAGGAAGTCACGCGCCCATGACGTGCCCGCATCGATCCGCGCTTCCAGCACAAGCGCCGCGTCTGTGTCGGAAAGGGTCAGGGTGCCCGCCGCCCGTGAGGCGAGGGGCTTTTCAAAGTCATGCCCGGCCAGCAGGTGGATATCCCCGCCCGCCTCGATCCGGTCAGCGAAGGCACGCGGGGCGATAACCTCATGCCGCCCCGGCGCCAGCTCGGTCTGTGCGCCATAGGGGAACGCAGCGCGAAGGCGGGTTTCCCCGCCCTCGGCCCGAACCTCAAGGGCGCCGAGATTGCCGCCCCACAGCATCAGGCGATCTCCAGCCCGGTGACAAGCTGCAGCTGGGCACCACGCGCCACGGTCACGTCAGCCGTGGTCAGCGCCGTGAGACGCAGCCCGCCCGACTGTGCATCGCTGTAAGGATCGCGGATCAGGTCCACCGCACCCCACAGCCCGACAAAGACCGGCGCCACGCCGCCCGCCGAGGTGGTCAGCAGAACTTGGGTTTCCAGCGGGGAACCCGAAGGCGCCGCAAGCGCATGGGTGGTCTGCACAGCGCCGCCGATCTGCGACGTGAACCGCGCCCATTCGGTGATGCCGGTTCCGGTGAACGCCTCGGCCTCGTCCATGAAGGCCCACAGCTCGGGCCGGATCAGCGCCTTGACGGCACCGGGGCCAGCCGCCGCATTGGCAGTCATGAAGCGCACCACAGCCGCACGCAGGGCACCCCACGACGCCGCGCCCGCCGCATCGGTGGACGTGATGCCATAGGTTGCCACGCCGGGAATGACGCCGAGGGGCTGCCCCGATGCGCCAGAGCCAAGGAAAATCGCCTTGTCCAGCTCGGCCTGCATGGTGCCCGCCATGTCGCGGCGGATCGCAGCTTCCAGAGCCTCGCCCGACTGCAGCATGGCCTTGCGGCTGATCCGCATGTGAATGCCGAGGTTATGCTCGGGTTTCAGCGCCTTGTCGGTCGTGGTGTAGGCGGTCGGGCCAGCGACGTTTGCCGCCTCACCATCCGCCCAGCCCGCCGTCACCGCCGAGGTGGTCACGGGCCATTCAATCGCGCCGCTGCCAACGGTGATCAGCTGGGCACCCATCTGCGCCGCGACAGAGCCGGGGAACAGCCGATCGATGATCGGGCGGGTGTCAATCGGATCGGGGGCACCAGATGCCACCGTGTTGCGCTGTTCAAGCGCCATCAGCGGAACCGGAACGCCGCGATAGCCTCCCGCGTGGCGCAGCTCTTGCACCACTTCGGCGGTTTTGCCCGACAGCGCCCGGCCTTCATCCAGCGACAGGACAACCTGGCGCATCTCGAAGCCCGCGATCAGATCCGCGAATTGGCGGTCGGAACGGGTTTCCAGATCGGCCCCGGCCTCGCGCCGCTCGGTATCCTCGGCAATCAGCGCCGCCCGGTAACGGGTTTCATTGGCGCGGTATTCCGCATCCATGGCTTCCATGGAGCGGGTTTCATCCTCGGTCGGGGTGGCCTTGCCAACCAGAGCCGAAAGGGATTGGCGGATTTCGCTTTGCCGCCGTGCGATTTGGACAGATGCCAGCATGTTCAATCCTCATTTGCTGGGTGGGGTTGTCGCTGCCAGATCGGCAACGGCTTGGCCCCATGCGTCACGCTCGGGGCTTCTGATCGGTGCGGGATATCCGCATTCGATACGGGTTTTTTTCGTGTGACAGGGTGCGCACCGGGTGGCGAGATTGGCCGGGTCAAAGGCCAGATCGGGCCGCGTCCGCACCGGCTGCACATGGTCGATTTCCAGACGCTTGCGACCGCCGCAGTCAACGCAGGCCCAGCCGTCACGCTCCAGAATGATTTGCCGCAGAACCTGCCAGCGCCGGGTTTTCAGCACCGGGCGGGAATGGCGCGCGAACTCTTTGCGGGGGGTCATAGCCATGCTACCCGCGCTTTCCGCATCGGGGCAGCCTTGCGCCGCATCCCTTCGGCCACGGCCAGCACAGTTGCCGCCGCCGCGTCGATCCGGCCCAGAGAGCGGGCTTTCGCCAGCTTGTGGTTTCCGGCGGGGTCAACCAGCGTGATTGCATCCGCGAAGGCAGAGCGCAGCAGCAGCGAAGGCGCCACCGCCACGTCACCGTCAAAGACAGCGCGCCGGAACCGCTCGACATCCTCGGAGCCGTCTTTCCAGCCAAAGCCCCGCCAGATGAACGGCACCCGCGCCAGCCCGGCCTTTTCCATGGCCTCGACAAACTCGGCATGGCGGAACCTGTCACCCACGACGCAAGCCAGCTCGGCCCCGTCCAGCTGCCGCACGATCTCGGCCAGCCATGGCCCCGGCGGAACCGTGTTCTCGCCCATGGTGGACAGCTCGCCCCGTTCCTGCATCTGGCAATAGCGGTCGGAGACGCCATCAGAGGCCCCACGGTCGGCAAGGCTGGGGAAGCTGGGGAATGTGCCCAGAGCCTCCAGCCTGCCAGTGTCGGGCCAGTAGAACGCCGCCGCCGACATGCTGCGACTGCCGCCGAGGTCAACGCCCAGAATGCAAGCGCCGCGCCGCTCGGGCAGCTGATCCGGCGCCACTTCGGTCGACAGCCATTCGTCGACGGTCACCAGCACCGAACGATCCTCGGAGCTGACACGCTCGTTGCGGTTCAGGTTGCGGAAGCTCGACAGCGCAGAGCCGCCCCGCGCAATCGCCCGCCGCGCCTGCGCCACCAGCCAGTCAGCCGATGCGCCGATGCCCTCTGCAGCGCCGGGATTGGCGATCAGCAGGCTATCCAGATCGTCAGCCGGAAGCCCCGGCGGGGGCCGGTGTTCCTGCACGTAGCAGCCGGGGGGCGGTTCATCCAACCAGCGGGAAAAGGTGTTGGCATCATCGGGCGCCGAGGTGGAGATGATCAACGCCCGCCCGCCGCGCTTGCCCAAGCCCGACAGAATGGCATTCTCCAGATTGTCGCCTTTCTCGCGTTCCCACGCCGCCCGTTCATCCATCAGGGCCAGCGTCGGAGCGCCGCCCAGAATGGACTTGCCGTCAGCCGGGATGACGCGGATCAACCCGCCGCCATTGGCGCTGTATTCCGCTTCCATTTTGTAGCCGTGACGGATCGTGAACAGCTCTTGCTCGCCCTCGGGCAGTCCTTGAATGAAGCCCACGACGAAGCCAAACGCCGTCTTGGCCTGATCCCGGTTCCGGGCTGCGATGATGATTTCCCGCTTGGGCTGGGCATCCCAGACGCCCATGACGCTTCCCAGGGCGATGCCAGCTGACAGCGCAGTTTTCGCGTTGCCCCTGCCAATGGACAGGACGCCCACCATGACATCGGGGGCCATGGCGCCGCGAACGAACCGCTTTTGATACTCGGCCAGCACCAGAGGGGTGCCAGCCTTCGGCCCCTCGGGCACGATCAGGGTTTCCAGAAAGGCAATCGCCGTCGCCGGGATATCCTCCCCCCGGATTTTTTCCGGCGGAGAAAGAACAGCTATCAGCCGCCGGTCCGCTCCCCCCGCCGATGCCGGGGCATTGGCACCAGATTTGCGAGGTCTGCCGCGCGGGCGCTTGGCCTCGGTCATGCGCGCACCCGCTTGTAGCGCGCGACGATGCGGGCTGCAGCGGTGGACAGTCCGGGCGGGCCATCCTCTGCCCCTCGCAGATCGTAGAGCCGTGCCGCGTGGTCATGGATAGCCAGCTGCAGGTCAACGGGCACGTCTGCCGTGTTCTCGCCATAGCCAGCGGTATAGGTGATGCGCAGCAGTGCCCCCACCGGGCTTGTGCTGAAGCGCAGCACAGG